TTCTTTTGAGGAGGCCATCAGACACGATTTTGTAGTTAAAAGCTCAAGGTTGTGGGGTGAAATGAATAATTTTGTGTATATAAATGGAAGACCGGATCATCAAAAGGGGGGTCACGACGATCTAATTATGTCAATTGCAATGGCGTTATATGTTGCCGAGTCATCTTTTAGCCAATTAACAAAAGTTACAGAACAGACCAAGGCCATGATTAATTCTTGGACAGTTCAAGTGGATGATACACCATCAAAAACAATTGCATTTAATCCACAGTCACCAAACATACCATCACGATATCAAGATCCAAATTTTAATTCAGGACCATCAAGAGAAGATTATGTCAAATATGGTTGGCTTTTTGGTGGTATGAGGTGATATTTATTTTTTAGCTACAAAATAGATGTTTATCTATTTATTGTTGTAGTTAATATTATATTATGGAAAATAATAAAAATCTTACAGTTTGGCAGCGCCTAACACAAACATTCGGACCTTATTCATTATTGGGTCAAGATTATCCAACATACCAATACGATAAAAAGGAATTATTAAAAACAACTTCTAAAGATCAATTTGAAAAAGAGAAGTTGCAAGCTCAGCAAACTTATTATCTTGCCAACCAATGGACAAAAATTGAAAACAATTTATATACACAGGCAACATATTACGAACCAACAAGATTGGCATCTTTTTATGATTTTGAAAGTATGGAGTACACACCCGAAATTTCAGCAGCTCTTGACATATACGGTGAAGAATCAACAACAGTAAATCAAGATGGGTTAATGGTTCAGGTTTATTCTGATTCGCAAAGAATTAAATCTATATTATCAGATTTATTTAACAATGCCCTTGATGTTAATACCAACTTACCTATGTGGACTCGTAATACATGTAAGTATGGTGATAATTTCGTTTATTTAAAATTAGACCCCGAAAAAGGTGTCGTTGGTTGTATGCAATTACCTAACATAGAAATTGAAAGATTAGAAATGGGTATGGCATCTAAAACTTACAATAAGGAGACAGATCCAAGAAACACTGGTTTAAAATTTACTTGGAAAGCGAGGGATATGGAATTTAATTCTTGGGAAATTGCACATTTCAGATTGTTGGGTGATGATAGAAAACTTCCCTATGGAACTTGCTTGAAATTTGATACAAAAATTGACACTGAGTTTGGTATAAAGGAAATTCAACACATACAAAAGGGTGACTTGGTGTGGTCTTTCGATTTAAACACAGAAAAAAAAGTACTATCAAAAGTGTTAGATACGGTAAAGTCTGGTGTTAAAACTTGTTATCAAATTCATACAAAACATAATTTTATTGAAGCGTCTGAAGAACATAAAATTTTGACAATTGAGAATAATGAATTTATCTATAAAAACACTTTAGAATTAAAAGTTGGTGATTTATTGATAATAGATAAATCCGAACATAAACACGTACCAGTTGCAATTGATAAATCGTTACCTGACGAAAATAAAAACGGATGGTTCAACAGCGTTGATTTAATACCTGACTTTGTTGATGAAGAATTTGCTAGATTTTTTGGATTTATGATTGGTGATGGTTGGATTTCCGGTAACGGTGTTTATTTTGCATTATCGGAATATGATGATTTGAATGATTTTTATATTGGAGTTTTAAATAAATATTCTAAAAATCCTGTTAAAATAATAGAAGATGATAAGGGTAGAGAATCCCAATGTCTTGTATGGTCAAAATGTTTAAAAACAATTTTAGAACGTATGGGATTTTATGGTAAAGCCATGACTAAAAGATTACCTGAATGGATTTTTTATTGTGATAAAAAAATTCAAAAATCATTTCTTGAGGGTCTTATCGACGCTGATGGTTGGGTCGTTCAGGATAAATGGTCAACTCATTTAAATATAGAATTATGTAACGAATCTTTAGTTAAAGATGTAAAAAATCTTTGTCAAAGAATCGGATATAAATCAGGTTCTATTAGAAAAAGAGAAAGAAAGAAAAACGCTGTTATTGAAGGTAGAGAAATAAATTCCTCTAATCCAAGCTATAGCTTAACATTTTATGACACTTTATTAGAACAAACTTTAAAGCACGATAATATTAATAGAAAAAGCTCCGATTACATTTTAGAACCGATAACCAAAATAATAGATATTGGTGAATTTGAAACTTATGATATATACGTTGAAAACGAAAATCATAATTTTTATGCAAATGGAGTCGTTGTTCATAATTCAATGTTGGAAAAAGCAAGACGTATTTGGAAACAATTAATTTTGGCCGAGGATGCGATGTTAATTTACCGTACATCAAGAGCACCCGAAAGAAGAATCTTTAAAGTGTTTGTGGGAAATATGGATGATCAAGATGTTGAAGCTTATGTTAATCGTGTTGCAAACAAATTCAAACGCCAACAAGTTGTTGATCATAAAACAGGAAATGTTGATATGAGATTTAATCAAATGGCAGTTGATCAAGATTATTTTGTTCCTGTTAGAGATCCGGCTCAAGCGAGTCCAATAGACACTTTACCCGGAGCTCAAAACTTATCAGAAATTGCCGACATCGAGTATATTCAAAAGAAATTATTAACCGCGCTTCGGGTGCCAAAAGCGTTTTTAGGTTTTGAGGAACCAGTCGGCGATGGAAAAAATTTATCTTTAATGGATATTCGTTTTGCAAGAACAATAAATAGGATTCAAAAAAGTATGTTATCTGAAATGAATAAAATTGCAATTATTCATTTATTTTTATTGGGATTTGAAGATGAATTAAGTAATTTTACGTTGGGATTAAATAATCCTTCAAAACAAGCGGATTTATTAGGTATAGATGTTTGGAAGGAAAAAATGTTGCTTTATAAAGATGCAGTTACCGCTATTGAAGGAATTGCCCCTGTATCAGTTTCGTGGGCTAAAAAACATGTGTTAGGTTTTTCTGATGAAGAAATTAAACTTGATCTACAACAGCAAAGAATTGAAAAAGCGGTTGGTGCTGAATTAACAAATACTGCAACAATTATAGTTCATACAGGAATATTTGACAATGTTGATAAATTATACGGTCAGCAAACAGGGACAACTGCAGCTGCCGGTACCGCTCCACCACCACCGCCTGGTGGTATGGGAGATATGGGAGGATTGGGATCTGAAGCTCCACCACCTCCACCTCCACCACCAGCACCTGAACCAGGTGGTGAAGCGGGTGTAACGCCAGAATCAAAAATAAGAGATAATATGAACATTTTGCTTGAACGAAATGATATGCTAAGTGACGATGATTTTATTGATTTGTCAAAGGCAAGAAATTCTTTGGGTGATATTGGCGATGAACTTGACAGATTATTAAATGATTGATATTTATATTAAAACAGAAAAAAAATGAAAATAGGTGTATTAAAATCAAAAGTTGAAAAATTATTATCTGAAGCTTACACAAAAGGTACTTTTAAAGAAGAAATAAAAAATTTTAACAAGAATGTTTTATCAAATAAAAACATATCAAAATTATTTTATCTATATGATGAATTATCATCAAACAAAGGATATGATAAAAATGTTGCAGAAGATTTTGTTTTTGAATCAATAACTATGTTTGAAAACATATCAAACAAAATAGATAGAAGTGATTTGGATAGAATAAGAAAATGGACAATTGGAATTAATTCGCATAATCAATACATCACAATTGATAATTTATTTTATAATTCATATGATGTTGCATTTTTGGAAAATAAAGTTAAAAGCAAACATGCTATAGTTGAGACATTAATGAAAAAAGAGATAATTGAGGAAAAAACTCCAATTTATCTTCCGATATCTTCTATGGTTAAGATCGCAAATAAAACAATTGACGATTTTATTTCAACTTTGAATGAATCAGAAAAAAAAGAACTTACATCATTATTAAACGAAAGTGATCAGGTTTTAATGGAAAAATATAATTCTTTTAAAGATGAGGCTGTTGTTAAACTTGTTGTTGCTATGGAAAATGAAGATGACCAAAATGTTAAAAATACAATTTCAGAAACAATAGACACCATCAAAAGAAAAAAATTTGATCGTTTAGAATATTTCCGATTGAAAAACTTGGTTAATAACATATAATTTTGACAATTTGATAATAATCATCTAATTTTTTTTCATAACAATAAACATGGAAAAAATGAGAGAATGAAAAAAGGAAAAACCGCAAAAATAAGCGGGTTTAGATCATCAAAAGTTAATTATGGTACAGTAGATTCAAAAAGTTTAAAATCAATTTACATAAACATTCAAACATGGGTAGAACCAAAAGACGATTTTAATAATTGGACGAGGGTTGTGTTAAATATGTCAAGATCAGTGAAACATTCAGTTTATAACTGTATTGACAGAAGTTTATTTGACGAAAAATTTATTGTTGATTTAGATTTACGAACAAGTGGAATACAATACAAAAAAAGGTCATTTATGAATTTAGAGATTAATCTATATCTTTTAGAGGAAATGGATTTTAAATCAACAACTCTAAAAAAATCTGTTAAAAAAATAGTAAGCTGTATTCATCAAGAAATATTCAAAAATAACGATTATTTTAATTTTCACATTACCAAAAAAGATAAATCACAATTGGTTGAGGTAGAAATATAAAGTTCAAAGTATTTATATAAAAATATAAAAATGAAAGAACTTAAAATTTTAAAAGCCTACGAATCAGGTAAGGGTATTTTGATTGAAGAAGATGCCGGATATATATCACCTAAAGAATTTGGGAATCAAAATATTTTAAAGGAATCGAAAAATTTTTTGGATTATAGCAAACCGTTTGAATTTTATGCGGTATTACAGAAATATGACACACCTAATAGGAACGGTAGAATTTACCCTGAAAAAATTTTAAAAAGGGAGGCTGAAAATTACAAAAAAATAATCAATAAAGGGGTTTCATTATCTGAATTAAATCACCCGGAATCATCATTGATTGATTTGGATAGAGTATCTCACATTATAACTGATGTATGGTGGGACGGTAAGATTTTAATGGGTAAATTAAGATTATTAACATCACCAGGATTTCATGAAAGGGGGGTTTGTTCCACTAAGGGTGATTTGGCGGCAAATTATTTAAGACAAGGTGTAACTTTGGGAATTTCATCAAGGGGTGTTGGATCTTTAAAAAAGATTGGAGAACAAAATGAAGTTCAGGATGATTTTGAACTTATTTGTTTTGACTTAGTTTCTTCTCCATCAACACCTGGAGCTTATTTATTTTTAAATCCTGAAGATAAAAGTAACTTTGAAGAGAATTTGGAAGAAGAGAAACAAATTCAAAGGGAAAGGCAAGTTGGACCTGAAGCGAACAAGTCATTAGATTTAATGAAACGTTTGAACACTTATTTAAATAAATAAAACTTGATTTTCTAAAAAAAAAATATCATATTTCATTAAAACTTAATTTATGAACGAAAAATATTTTATCGCAAAACTTTATTATGAATTTCCTGATCAAGAAACTGGAAAAATAAAAAAAGTAAAAGAAGAAAAGCTTGTCAAGGGTTATAATCCTACCGATATTGAAGCGAAAATTACAAAAAGATATCAAGATTTAACATTTGATTGGAGAATTACTTCAATCGCTGAAAGTAAAATTGACGAAGTTATAGAGGTCATTTAATTATATTAATTAATTTTTTCTATGAAAAAGGGAACCCAAAAGGTTCCCTTTTTTTATTTATTTAAGTTTTTTTTAGCAAAAACGTATTAAAAATGGTTTTTTTTCAAAATAGCAATATTTATATGAAAAAATAAAACATTTTTAAAATGGCAAAAGAAAAAAATTTAGTCGAAGACGCTCTTATACAAATGAGGAATTTGGAAGAAGCGGTAGCCGAAAATGCAAAAGGAATACTTGCATCTACAATGAAGCAAGAAATCAAAGATTTAGTAAAAGAATCTATCGTATCTGAACAAGGTGAAGATGACGAGATTGAAACAGATGATGAAGTAGAAATTGACACTGATTCTGATGAAGAAGAAATGGATATGGATATTGATTCCGATGAGGATGAAATGGATATGGATATTGATTCCGATGAGGATGAAATGGATTTTGATACGGATTCTGATATTGAAGATACCACAATGTCTGATGATGAAGATGTAATAGATTTATCAGGTTCTGAAATTTCTGATGAAGATCTATTAAAGGTTTTCTTAGCAATGGATGAGAATGATGGTGTTATAGTAAAAAAAGACAACAACATGGTTAATTTAAAAGACGAAAACACTGATAAGGAATATATGATCCAAATGGAATCCGAAGAAGAAATGGATGAAATGTACGACGAGATGGAAGAATCCGAAGAAGAAATGGATGAATCTTATGACGAAATGGAAGAATCCGAAGAAGAAATAGATGAATCTTATGACGAAATGGAAGAATCCTATCAAGAAGAAGATGAAACAATTACGATGGACGAAGAAGAAATGGATATCGACTCTATTGTTAATCAAGTTTTTGGTTCTGATTCCGAAAAAATGGAAGAATCATATGATGACGAGGTAGTTTATGAGATTGAAATTGATGAAGAAGAGGATGAAGGTTACCAAATGGAATCCACAAAACCAAAAATTGGAAAAGGAGCTAAAATCGGAAAACCTAAATTCTCATATAAAAAACCATCAGGTGGATTCAAAGAAAAAATGAAACAAGGAACAAAAGGTGTTGGTATTGGCAAAGGTCCGAAATTCGAATTCAAAGAAGGTAAAAAAGATATTTCCGATGTTGTTAAAAAGGAAATGAAACCTTTTAAGAAAAAAGAAGAAACTAAGGAAGCTGCTCGTACATTAGGTATGGGAAGTAAATTTAGAAAAGGAGGTTTACCAAAACCAAGAGCTTACTCAAAATCCAACATTAACATTGACGAACAAAAATACGAACAACAAATTCAAGTTCTTAGAGAGAAAAATGAAGAATATCGCAAAGCTTTAAATGTTTTTAGAGATAAACTTAATGAAGTTGCAGTTTTCAATTCTAATCTAGCTTACGCTACAAGATTATTCACTGAACACTCAACATCAAAACAAGAAAAAATTAACATTTTAAGAAGATTTGACGATGTTGAAACTATCAAAGAATCTAAAAATTTGTATCGTACAATCAAAAATGAACTTTCGCCTTCTCAAACAAAAGGTTCGATAAGTGAATCAATTGAAGGTAAAATTGACAGATCACCATCATCGGGATCTGCGACCAATTTGATCGAATCAAAAACTTATGAAAATCCTCAGTTTTTGAGAATGAAAGATATCATGGCAAAAATTTCAAAATAAAAAATAAACTAAAAAAATAAAAATCCAATAAAAAATGGGAGCATTATTAGAATCAGGTCTTGTTGGTAACATAGGGTTGAAACACCTTAAAGTTATCAAAGAAGACACAATCAACAAATGGGACAAATTAGGGTTCCTTGAAGGCCTAAGAGGTCACCTAAAAGAAAATGTGGCGCAGCTTTACGAAAACCAAGCGTCATTTTTAATAAACGAAGCAACTTCTGACTCATCTTCAGGTTCTTTTGAAACTGTTGTATTTCCTATTGTTAGACGTGTTTTTTCTAAATTGTTAGCGAACGAAATCGTTTCTGTACAAGCAATGAACTTACCAATCGGTAAATTGTTCTACTTTGTACCTAAAATTCAGGGTTACTCAGGTGGTTCAGTTGTTAATGGTGTAAATATCACATCAGGCGACCACTATGCACCTGTAGGTTCTCCTGGAAATTATCCTGGTGATCCTAACGCTGGATATAATTCAGGTACAGGTCAACCATTCGGAACTGCTGCTAAAAATCTTTATGATTTGTTCTATGAAGGAACTGAACCTGGATTGAACCCTGGCGGTCTTTTTGATTATTCTAAAGGTCGTTTTGTAACAATTACCGCTAACACACAAACTGTGCTATGGACAAACGGTGTGTTAGTACCAACAGGATTAACTTCTGGGGAGTATAGAAAAATTATTGTTGCGCTATCAGGATTCACAAATCTTGGTGTTGGTAAATTAATTGGACCTGATGGTCAGGAAATTGATACTGAATCATTTCTATCGAATTTGGTTCTTTATACCGCAAATTCAACAGTTGCTGATGAACTAACAGATAGTACGGCTAATGTTTACACACCTCTTTTATTTAGAGTGGTGACTCAGAGATACGGTAAAGGAATTGTAGCACCGACATATTCTTCAGTACCAACTTCTTTCGGTTCTACCGGAAATGGTGGATATTTCGACAACGTATGTAACCAAGAAGGTGTTATTTATTTGGAAATTGACGCTCAAGTACCTGTTTGCGTTTCTTGCGGTCAGTCAACACCAGATGGTTATTCAGGGGCGACAATCACTACGGCAGCATGGTCAGGTACTGGTGAAAATGCACCAATCAAAGCGGCTTTCAGACGTTACGAAGAACTTGAATTCGAAGATAAAATCGGTGAAGTATCATTTGATCTTGAATCAGTAACAGTTTCTGTAACTGAAAGAAAATTAAGAGCACAATGGTCACCTGAACTTGCACAAGACGTTGCGGCATTCCACAACATCGATGCAGAGGCTGAATTAACAGCATTACTTTCTGAACAAGTTGCGGCAGAAATTGACCGTGAAATTTTACGTGACTTACGTAAAGGTGCGGCTTGGAACCTACGTTGGGATTACAACGGATGGAAGAGACTGTCTTCAGGAACTACTCCATACACTCAAAAAGACTGGAACCAAACGTTGATTACTGCGATCAACCAAATTTCGGCACAAATCCACAAATCTACACTTCGTGGTGGAGCAAACTGGATTATCGTGTCTTCTGAAATTTCAGCAATTTTTGATGATTTGGAATATTTCCACGTATCAAACGCTTCACCTGAGCAAGATCAATACAACATGGGTATTGAAAGAGTAGGTACTTTAGCTGGTCGTTACCAAGTTTATCGTGACCCATACTTCCCAGCAAACACTGTGTTGATTGGTCATAAAGGTACTTCGTTACTTGACACAGGTTACATTTACGCACCGTATGTACCACTTCAATTAACTCCAACTATGTACAATCCATTTAATTTCACACCAATTAAAGGGATTATGACAAGATACGCGAAAAAAATGGTAAATAACCGCTTCTATGGCCGCATTACCGTTGATGGAGTTCGTACATTTGATTTGAATGAATTGAGATAATCAATTAATTAATATTAACGAAAAGGGACAAGAAATTGTCCCTTTTTTTATTTTATTGTAAAAACACTTGGTTTTTCGGATGAATGTTATATATTTATAAGTATGAAAAAATATATACCAACACAGGAAGAAAAAGATAAAATACTATTAATGTATAATGAAGAGTTGTTAGGTAGTCAAACTATTTCAGAAAGAATAGGACTTAACAAACAACAAGTTTTGAGAATACTTAAAGAAAATGGTGTAGAATTAGGTCCTTCAGGTAGACGATTTATTGGCGGTAAAAAAATTTCAGATAAAAAATACAGACAAAAAAATAAACAAAGATTAGATGAATATACTAAAATTTGGTACGAACAAAACAAAGAATATCGAAAAGAATATCTTAAAGAATACCGAGAAAAAAATATAGATAAAATTAGAGGTATAAAACGTAATTACGAAAAAACCCGTAAACATAATGACCCCCTCTATAAACTAATCGCCAATTTCAGAACCGCAATATATCAAGTACTGAAAGAAAATAATGTACAGAAGAACGGTCATTATTTTAATATATTACAATATACCCCAAATGACTTAATAAACCATTTAGAAAATCAATTTACTGAGAATATGACTTGGGATAATTACGGTGAGTGGCATGTGGACCATATTAAACCAATAACATATTTTAAAATTAGTGAAATCGGAGATGATGAGTTTATGAAATGTTGGTCGTTAAATAATCTCCAACCTATGTGGGGTCAAGAAAATATTCGTAAGTCAAATAACATAATTTAACTTACGAATACATCTAATTTTTTACTTTATTAAGATATTTATAATAAAAGTAAATATTATGGCACTAAGAGTAATGACAGGAACCACATGTGGTCCAAATACAACAATAATTTTTGTTGCTGACGATGCGTTAACTGCGGGAAATCCGTTATCAAGAGCATATCAATTTGATAGCGGACTATGTGTTAATATAACCGCAATTTCAACTGCAACCACAGTAAGCGCTCAAACAGCTAACATAGCGTTCGGTCCATACACATCTTGCACTCAATGCATAACACCAGCCAACTCAGGAGGTGTTACTGCTAGAGACTGTAAAGATTGTGGGACTGGCTCATTCACCTCAACCACTTTTAACCAAGCTATTTATACAAACGGTCAAAATAGGGCGATTAGACAAAATAATACAGTTGCTTTAGGCGGATTTAATGGGTTGAATAATTAGGTTTCTTTAGATAGAATTCTAATGCTTTTAGATAAGACCTCAGTTTCGCCTATATTATAAACACCCCTCTCAAAAGCGTGTTTCACAGCATGAATCAAAAGTACTGATGCAATACTTTTGTCCATAGTTTGCAAAATAGTTTCTAATTGTTCTTCAGAATTAATTTCTAATCTATTAAATAGTACGGCTAGAGGTTGATTGTTTTCCATTTTTTTTTGAATTCAAAAATAAAATCATTTCTTGATTTAGATCTTTAACATATTGATAGTTATCCAAAACCACTTTACTGAATTGTTCAGACAAATTAGAAGGTGGATTTACATTTTTATTTTTCATTTTTATATGTTTTTAGATATTTATATGCAAATATAAACAATTTTTTTTAAATGACAAATAAAATTAATGAAGCTACAGGCTCACTTTCTTCAGGAAAATATTCAAACGTTCCTTTAGTTCCGGGAGAAAGATTGTTTAATAAACAGCAAATGCAACCATTTTATATACCGACTTCAAAATATGATAACGCTGAATTGGCATATGATAGTTACGACAAGAAAATGAGCACACCAAAAAAAGAAATTGAAAAGAAAGAGAAAATGGCAAGAAGAATATCAAAATACATAAAAAATCATCCAATACAAAGTGATGATGATGGTAATATTTTAACCGGTCCTATACAAACAAATGAAGGTTGGGTTGAGATTGATCAAAACACTGATGTTGATTTATTAACTGAAGATTTGGCAGTTTGGTTTGGTACAAAGAAAAAACCAAAAGGGTCTAAACAACCAAAAGGTCCTTGGGTAAATATTTGTCGTAAAAAGGAAGGTGGTGGGCACCCCCCTTGTGGAAGACCCGATGCCTCATCAAAAGGTTATCCAAAATGTAGAGCTGCTGGAGTTGCGGCTAAAATGACTGATTCTCAAAAAAGATCCGCTTGCCAACAAAAAAGAAAAGCGGAAAAATCAAAACCTAAAACAGGAACGGGTAATAAGCCAACAATGGTATCATACAAACCAAAAAAAAAGACCTCCAAAAATGAAGGTCTTAGGTTATTAATTAAAAATATTCTTAACGAAGTTAAATCTTCTTAAGAATATCTGTTAAAGAGCAGGTAATTTGAGAATGTATTACCGTCTCATAAGATTTTCTGCGTTTTTCTATCTCATTATTAAATAGATAATTAACCCTACTCCAAGTTCTCGCCGTCATAAGTATTGAATAATGATATACGTGATTTGTCACAAAAGCTTGTTGATATTGCAAAGTTACATACATACCCAACCTATCATTAATTATAATTTTCTTATCTGAGATGGGGGCGTAAATTAATTCCGAATCATTTTGTTTGAGTAGTTTTCTTGCGATATGAAAACAGGTCTTTTGATACCTATCCATATCGGGATCCATTTTTTGGTCAAGCGGTCTTCTATTTAACCAAATATTGTATTTGGTGATTAACCGACTAATTTTTCTTTTAAAAAATTTATAGATTGTCATACCTTGAATTTTGGAAATACAAAGGTATGGAAAATTTTTTATTTAACAATAAGGTGGGTTGGATTTTTATTTCAAAACAATTGTATAATATTCACATTTCCATCCTTTGAATTGTTTGATTTCTCCTTTACCAACTCTATGTAAGGCACTATCATTCAAATTGTTTTTTACACAAAAATCTCTTAAAGAATTTAGGGTATATTCACGACCATCAGGTGAAGTAACTTTATAAATTCTTTTTTCCAATTCTTCTCCTTTGGTTCTATTCAAAATTATCATTCCTTTTTGTGTTTTCCTACTTATTTTTTTCCTCAAAGATTTCAAAGTATTGAAACTTATGTTATTATTTCTACAATATTCATTTAAATTCTTGACTACGGTCTGATTTAAGTTTTCATCATATATAACATATTCGTCTCTATCGTCTATATCCTCTAATTTTTTTTCTAAAATGGATAATTCTGTTTTGAATTTTTCTTCTGTTTTACTACTTTTATTAAGTAATACATCAATAAAGTTATTCCAAGTTTCAACATCAGTTTCATTTCTACCTATGTTGGCGGCATAACAACATAAAACCACATTGTCTATCGTATATCCTTTTAATCTATCCAATCTATCCAATGAGGGTTGTTGGGGGTGTTTTTTTGTTAGTGTTGGAATGAGGGGGACATTAAACCAATAACATAATCCGTTTTGTTTTTTATAGATTTCTTCTATATCATTTACAGATAATGTATTCTCACAATCTCTTGATTTTGAATTACTGAGTAAAAAGTTACTCCACAATCTAATCTTTCTTTCTTGATATTTTAATTTTTCTTTTTCTTTTTTTTTAGGGTCTAATCTATACTTTTTTTTAGATTCTCTTCCATATAAATTGTGGTGAAATTTACACAATAATGATTTCTGTGATTTGTGGAATTCACTAATTGGTTTGTATTCATCACATTCTTTACAATATTTTGTTTCCATATATATAAATATATGGATTTCGGATAAAGTGTGTAATTATGTAAATTATTTTTTCTTCCACTTACCGCCCAACCTTTTGTATCTTTTTGCCGCAGCCCCATTGCAATACGCACTTGGACAAACTTTATATCTTGATCTGGCCCATGCTAAAGATTGTTGCCACAATTTTGGGTTTGTCGGTGTATTTTTTTTCTTTTTTTCAGTAATTTCAGAACTTTCTTCCATCATACCGACAAATGATTTTTCCTCTACATCTTCTACACCATCGCCTTTAATGTGATTCATTATAAAATCAAAAACTTGGTCCATATTATTTTTTGCCTCAGCAATATGGTCTTGTGCCCAATCATGCCCATCATCTAAAATTTGTTCTACTGTTTCTTGGTCTAACTCTAATAACATATCACATTGTCTTCTGATTTGTTCTAAATTTGAAAAGAACATATATCTATCTGAACGATCTTCGTGACTTTCATTGAGAACTCTTTTAATTATATTTTGAATATCTGATTCTGTTAATTTTATAACTTTTTTCATTTTTTATTAACAATTTGAAATTTAATTTGTCTTTTATAAGTATTCACCTCACCATTAATATTCAATTTTATGTCAATAAAATATTCATTTGGAATTTTATCTCTGGTGTCAAAAATGAAATAATATTCATTTGGTGTTTTATTTATTTTTGTCCAATCTTGCACTTGAACTTCGGTTTGACCCTCCTTTACATATACCCTATAATAAGCGTTAATTTTATTTAAAGGTTGGTTTGATGTATATTCTTTTTTGATTATTACACCAACTTTTCTTATGTCGGTGTTAAGTATTTTTTCATCTTGTTTTATACCATAATAATCAAACCCATAAACCGAAGGGTCGTTTGTTGATGTTCCTATCGTTATTGATGACGAATAAGGTCTTACAATCAATTCATTTTCTATATTTGGTAGTGATACCCCATTTAATGTTATTCCACTCCATACGTCAGTAAATGTACAAGGTGTTTTATACCCCAAAAGTGCTGGTATTGTAACTTCATAAACTCCTTTTGTTTTTCTACAAGTGTTCAATGATGTTAATCCTGAGATGGGATCACCCGAACTATCAAAAATTGTAACATAAGGATTTGAATCCAAATTAACCGGATTTCCATCATCATAAGCATAAAGATATAACTTATTTGCCTTTCCTAAGGCAAATAAATCTCTATCATCCTCAATTAAATCATCATACGATGTTAGCAAATATGGTTCATAAAATGTTTGTGTATGTCTTGTAAAAAACTCAACCGAATAATAATTTGTGGTTGCGGTGAAGTTCTCGATATTTGGGGTGTATGCAATTCCCCAACCTGTCACACCTGTAATTGTTCCATTTAAAATTCCGTTTATTTCATCTGTCATATCAAATGAAATGTTCTCATTTCCGAATTCAAAGTGCTGATGATCAATGATTGTAAGGGCTGAATAATTTAAACCAGTTTGAGCGGTCAAAGAATTTGAATTATCATAAATTCCCGGATTTGACCAACTATATGTTGTTTTTCTTGCAAACCAATTTGATGGATTTATAGAATAGTTAGATAAATCATTATCCAATAAATTCAAATCAACTTGCGTTTCTAAGTTTATATTTTTTCCAATACCTTCGTCCCAAGTTTGGGGGTCTCCTGTATCTCCTGAAGATAGGGGTATTCTAAATAAAAACAAATCAAATGAGGTAGCTCTTGTTAGATAATCAAAAAACCTTTTTTGATTTATAAGGTCTTTTTCAAAAGTTGCGGTATTTGTTATTATCAATGTGTGCGTCATTGAACTTGTGCAACCTGTCTGAATTAGACCGTCATTTATTTTAGATTTTAACAAATCTAAATTAATATCAAAAATAAACCTTGAGTACGTATATCTTGGTTCATTTAAATTTTCTAACCCATATACAAGTTCTGCAATAGGTTCTTGACCAGCATTTACAAATGAATTAAGAAAGATTGTATTATTTTTATTGAAATAAGAATTATTTATAGACATTTGAAAAGTTTATCTATAAATATCAATAAACCTTAAATTAGTTAATCCTAATGTTTTGATTTAGTATAGTATTTGGAGCATCCAATAATTTTTGCAATATTTCTGATGATTGCGTACCGTCTTGACCAACAGGTACAGCCGCCAATCCATGATAAGGATGAACGTGAGATACTAAAAACTTGACGATTAATTCTAATAATTCCATCAATTTTTCTCCTCTAACCATAGGTTCTGTTTTTGATTCAATATCCAAATAAACTTCTGGTGTGATACCGTATATAGTATCTTTTAAATTAATTCTAAGATCTCCAATTTGTGAATCGTGGGATAATAAATAAAGTTTTTGAGCTCCCAAAGTTCCATAAGTAATGTCTTGATCATTTACCGTTATTGGATTGAATCTTTCATTTTTTATTTTGATTAAAGGTCCCAAAGTATCTTTTGCTGAAACAATACCAAATCCGTAAGAATTTGAACCATCTGTAAGTCCGACTTTCTGAAATATTGATAGTAAATTATTTGATTCAACTGGACCTCCTTCAGCGTCAACCATTTTTTTATAAAAATTTGGGTGTGGTCTAAAAACAAACGGAAATTGTTTTCCTTGTTCAGGTCTAAAAGGTATTAATGTAACGTTTGGTATATCAATTAATCCTTCGTTTAATCCTCTTATGTATTGGTTAATTAGATTTGAAACACCAATGCTGGT